TTATATAAATCTATCATTTACTGCTCCATTCTTTAGCACCTACAGATATATCATTTAACTTAATCATAATTTATCTCCTCATCTAATACACAATAGATTGGATCAGCATCAGGTTCTACATGCATGTAGGTATCATCACTAGCATACTCACAATGTATAACCTCTGAATACCCATCACCTAACATCTCTGAACCACATTCTTTACAAATCATAATTTATTACCTCAACAGTTAAACCTCGTTAGGCTGCTCTACTTTTCCAGTCTAAAAATTCACCACAACATATAGGGCGCTCCTGAATTGCGCCTGCTTTCTCTTAACAATCATATCAGCAATATTAAAACGACCATCAAAATGCATCCGAACTATACTATCACCACCATAAGTGTATATCACCGTCTCTTTTATTTTGTATTCGCCTTTTAGCTTAATGGCTACGATTAGCGTTGATATGTTCATGCAACTCTCGTTTTCACAATGTTAAATGATGTTATTTTATACCCAGTTTTTGTTATTGCTTTGCTAGATACTGACTTGACCCATTGCCTAGCTATTTTAATTGTCGGGAACCCTAACTCTGATTGCACGGAATAATCATAGTTTTCCAGTCGCTTCGTAAACTTTAGTGTATACGGGTGAGGTTTCATTCTATTTCTCCGTTATAAATTAATTTATTCATCATCAAGCTCCGTTATAGTCCTATTCCATTTCTTCTCATTGCACCCTATGCCCAAACACTAATGCCTATTTGCCTAAAATCCATACTATCTTCACCTCTAACTGGACGCACTACTTTTTTACTATCACGAATGATATCCGTTTGGGTTTTCATATCCACCTCAAATGGTTGATTGTACACTAGCATGACATTATGAAAATCTATTGGAATATTCATTATAATACAATATCAAATCTACTTCGCATCTCCTCAACCTTCTCATCAGGGCAACCATGCACATTCTTATTCCCATGTCTATTCTCAACAATAACATAGAACACAGTATACCCATACCTTTCTGCCAATGTTTGGTATACATCAAATTCCCACTCTTCCGTAAATGTGTTCGCTACTGCGATGTCTTCGCTAGTCTGGTGCATGCAATTAGCCACATTGGACTGGCATTCACCATGTGCTACCCCAAAATACCGAATATCAAATATGTATTCGCCTGTCCTATAAAAATAATCATCAGCGGCAAATACATTTTTACAAATATTATTAGCAAATGTAGTTTTACCAGCACCGGGTAAACCTCTTATTAGATACAGGGTTTTCATGACCAACCATTAATAAAGTCAACTGGATCAGATGAAACAGCATTAATTTCTAGCCAATCTCCATCGGTGGTAAGGCATACCTTGTGATCCAATGATGGTCCGTGAATTACTTCTGTTTTTTCTATGCAGTAAATGTACATATTCAATCTCCGTAAGTAGTTAAGTTGCAATAATACCCCGGAATCACAAATTACGCAAATAGAAATTTTATATAGGGGTATTAGTTATTTCGTGCATAGGTTTCCCACCGTGTGCACAAATTCTGCAATTTAGCTTGATTGCATTGTTGTACCTTGCCACCAATCCCATCAAAAAAGATTCGCACTGTGATTGGTTTATTATTGGTAGGATCACCATTGACGACATAAACCGTGATATCACTCTTCATCGTGATTTTTTCAAACATTATCTTTTGTCCAAGGGGTATCGGGACACCAATACCTTTCCATTCAATAATGAGGAGGTGTCCGTTCGCTTCCACAGCACCATCAATGTCAGTGACCTTAATTCTTCCACTGAATGCTGAATCAAGAAATCCCCAATCAGGTGAATGCACATCTACATAGCAGCCTGACCGTTTACAATTATGCCTAATTGTCATATTTTCTCACCTGGCACAACCCCACGGAATCTTTCAAATCTCGGAAATCGCAATGAATACCCACCATCACGGTTCTGGGTGACAACATCAGCCTGTATTTCAACAATTCGTCCGATTAGGTTATCCCTGTCATCCCACAAATTATCCCGATCACTATCCTTAAATCCTGACCCAACGTTGACACGTATATCCCTGTCATCATCTATTCCCTCACAAACGATTGCCCCCATTCGCCCTTTATTCCGTCCAGTGCCTTCTTCCACTGCAACTATAGCAAGATCAACCGTGATAACTGGCTTTAATTTAAGCCAAGATGCACTTCGTTTACATTGGTATACCGCATCACGATCCTTAATCATAATGCCTTCAAATCCATTTCCCAAACACTCATCGGCAAATTCATTCATGATAGTGTGCCCTTCGGCAGTTGATAAGTCAACCATTACAGACTCTTTTTCGTCAATTATATGAATATTTTTCATATGCACATGGTCATTGGCTGTTATAAGTGCATTTGCAGCCGTAAGTTGCTGTAACCGTTCATATTGTGGCTTTTGGCTAATACCGGATTCAAACTCATCCAATGTAAGAATATCAAATACGTTGTATACACAAACATCAGTATTCACATCTGTCTTACGTTGTGCCTGCTTCATAAGAGTTTGAAAATCTTCACCCATTATTTCACCATCTAGCACAACTGATTGCCGTAACAGCCCATTGGTAGTTAGTCCTACTGCTGCTGTCAACGCATATCGCACGTTAAGAAGTTGCTCTTCAACTAATGTAAAGTTTTTAAGTAATTTGCCATTGCGACTATACAATGCAACATACGATGGTTTTATAATAGCAATAACCCTAATACCATCTAGTTTCTGTTGTAGAATTTTATGACCAATAAGTTTCTTCTTATGCTTTTTGGAATCCTGTGCTAATTGACATTCAAATGACGGAGTTTCAAATTCAGTACCGTTAAGAATTTTGTTAAAGGTTTTAACTGAAGCACCAACCCGTAGATCTTTAAGAATAACATTCCTTGCGAATTTATTCCATTGATCACTATCAAACATAGTAGATACATGGTTAATAGCAGCTTTCGCAGCATTGCCCCACAGTAACCGTTTATTGAGTTCCCCCAATAATGAGAATAGCCGATCCCAATCATTCTTTTTGCCAGTGATGCCTTCTGGTAATTCAATAACTTGTGTGGTATTGAATATCATAAATGAGTCATTTGCGTATACAGCACCTCTTAAAAAAATCCCAGCTGTCTCATCACCTATTTTATAAGCAGTGAGTGCTTGGCTAATCACTGTTTCTTTGTGAATCCTTGAGTTAGATTCATTTAATTTGTCAATCCACTGTACTGGCATAGTTTTCCCTCGTTAATTAATGTACAGAAGTGATTATACATACATTTCAGAAATATTGCAATTACTTTTTAACGATAATTAAATGAATCTTCGTGTTCATCTTGATTGCATTTGCCACCGATTATATTCTGCAATAAGCACACCAATAATGACCATATGTTTTTAGTAAATTTCATTCTTATTCTCCATTTGCAAACACATTAGGACTACCACTAGTTAAAACAATACCACAACCATATGGATCACCGATTCTAGCACACTGATTACCATTCACATATACATTGGGTGATCCCGAACTTAGTGATGTTGAATGTGTGGGGCATCCCACTGGGGGTGGCAAAAACGGATGCGAGGTATTCACATCACCTTGGCGATGAACTGCAATACCATTAGAAAACACGTTAGGAGATGCCGTAGCCGCTGATGGCACTACACCACATTCATGCACTGATACTGTATCACCTAATCTACTAACGCTTGCCATACAGCTATTTAGCCCCTTAGAATTCGCTTCTCTTTGGGTAGGTCTAATGCCGAGGTGCTTTCATTGTATACTTCATACATATCAGTGCCAATTTGTCCTACGATAGCACACGAATCTATATTAACCCAAAACAGTTCTTGCGGATTGCCAGACATCATAGTTGGTATTAATTGTGGTCCATCTGCACCCATCCCGACACTTAATGGTTTACTCAGTCCTAGTGCAACCCCGAAATTATTAGTATTGCCATCATCTTTGACTAAAGTTGCATCACCAATAGTTTCTACTTTTGCGATTACTTCTTCACCACTATTTAATTTAAAACAGTAAACCTCACCCTCTTCAAATTTAATCATATTAACTCCGCTACTTTGCTTTCAATTGCTGTTCTAGCCATTCCACGCAATCCAGTAAATCCACCTTCTACTAGTATGTTATCACCTACGTAAAATTGCGGCACAGATTTGTGTCCTTTCTGTATTATAAAATCCTTTGCAATCATATCTTCTTCAATATTAATATCTGTATATTTGATATTGTGACTTTCTAATAACTTCTTTGCTTGCACACAATGTGGACAAGTTGTTTTACTATATACTATTACCATTTTTTCTCCTGTTTACGTTAATTTTTTTTACTAATATTCCTTCCGATATGTACTCTTCCGTGACCAACACCGTATTATTGGCACTTGGTTCATTAGTAAAATACAATTGATATGCATCATCAATGTCATTAGAAATCTTATTTCCGGTGGTCATATTTATTACAGCTACATTGTACACGCTAGCAATTCTATGCCACAACTTCTTGCCATCCAATGTCTGTTCAAAATCACTCATTAAGTTCATCTTTTCAACATTCTTAATGGAATCATATGTCAACAACCCTAATCCTTTGCTTTTATACGTAGGTTTAATTTGAACACCATGTATTTGGATATAACTTGCTGTTCTTGTATTTTGCAGTGATGCTCCTACCATACATATAACATCTGTTGTACTGCATAAAAAATATTCAATATACCCAGCTGTTATTCTTTTATATAACGAATACTCGATGCTATCTGGATTTGATAGCACAGGGTTTCCTATTAGGTTAGATGTGTTTTTTACATCATCAATCGTCATAGTATGTAATTCATCAAGGTTTATCCCTGATGTATTTGTTTGTGCTATCTCAACTACTTTCATTAATTTTTCCTTTTACTCAAATAACTCATTGAATGTATTCCTTTCTCTTTCTACTATATTAACCTCACCATCAGCTGATAAGTCAAAATCATCAGATGATGCTATTCTTGCCTTGGCAATCTGAAAATATTGTTCATCTAATTCAATACCAATGAATTTAAATCCCCCAAGTTTTGCTGCTAATCCAGATGAACCACTCCCCATAAATGGATCTAATGTTATACCATTCTTCGGTGTCACCATTCTTTGTAAGTATATCATCAATTTAATTGGTTTAACAGTTGGATGTGGATTTCTACTCATTTGGTGATTTGCAATATTACCTTCACTTCTCTCAAAATCACCCCCGTCAAACTTAGAATTCACTACTTCTTCGAATGCATCCAATCCGTGATTTCTTTCAGATTTAGAGGTTTTAGCACAATAGAAAAACCTTGATGCACCACCTTTATCACCATAATTCGCATTTGAATTATAATATTGTTCTTTATTTCCAAAAAAACTAGACACATCGGCAGTAGTTGGATTTATATCCTTGCCAGATGATAATACCCCACTCTGTTCATCCATTATTCTCACTGGGCATCCAGGATGGCAATTGTATTCTTCTACGGTTTCATTTCCATCCTCATCACCATATTTTTGCATTGCGATCCGACCATACTCCCCATAACAGGTGGCATTCTCACCTCCGGTGTGCCTAGGTTCATTGCCAGTAATCGACCCACTCTTATTTTTAATTTTTTTAACACCTATACATTCGCAATCTGGGTGATGCGACAAAATTACGTTAGATGGGAATCTGCCTTTTGGATCAGCATCAGCATATATAGTTGGTTTCATCCCTGAGTTATCATTAGTCCATACATTTTCATCATTGCGTGGTTTTCTGTTAGTAGTTTTCCGTTCCCCAGATAAATTTACTGGGCCAACTCTACTCTCATCAATATTGATCCCACCTGTTCCATATTCTAACACATTCTCAACCACTGTTCCTATCAATGGTTTTCTTGCCATGCAAATTGGTTCCATTGCTGGTTTCAAGTTGGTTCCCCAACCAACGAATTGCTGTGCTTCATCACTAGATGCTTTAGTTACGGTAGGAACATATTCTCTTCCATTATCCTTAATCCATGAACCAGTCTTATCTTGATCTGCACCAGGTATCATTCGTTTTACGGCTCGACCTTCAAACACCACTTCTTGTTCATGCCCTAATTTTTTATCAATCGCTTTGCTAATATTCTGGCTTTTTGGAAATCCAGACCCAAAATTCCAAGAAATCAAGTTTCTTATCTCAAATCCAGCATCCTCGATCCTAACTGCCATTCTATGATATGTGCGAGTGCTACTAAATGACAATATGTGTCCACCAGGCTTCAATACCCGCAAACATTCTTCAAAAATCTCTTGTCTAGGAACATCATAATCCCATGTATTGCCCATAAAACCGCTTGCTGATGTTTTCCCACTATTCTTAGCAGCACTTAACCCATACGGTGGGTCTGTGACAATGCTATCCACACTATTCTCATCCATTGCCTTTAATACACCAAGGCAATCACCATTATGTAAATCTATGTCCATCATATCTCCCAGTGATTAATTAATGAATCTATAATACCACATCCAAGTTGAAAGTTCATCCTCTTAATTTTAAAACTTATCATTGGAACTTGTTGCAACCATTGTTCGGTGGCTGAACCAACGTGTCATAAGTCATCTAAGTCAAAATCCTCATCTTTGCTTGAATCTATAGCAGCAACATAATTAACAGATTCAATCTCTTGCGGTGCAGATTTTACATGTGAAGAATCTAAATAGTTATCTATCCAAGGCACTGGATTGCTACCAAATACAATACCAAGTTTCGTATGGTCTAATCCAATATTAATCATCCGAACCGCAAAGATATAAGTCATATAATCTTTAAGGATAGTCTCATTCATGCCAATAAGTGGACATCCTTTGCTAAATAAGTATTCAATCCAAGCCATTTCCTCGTTATATGCAGTTCGGAATAGATCATATACTTCTTCATCCATTTCCTTTGCAATCTCAACAAACCCCTCAGATTTATCTTCACGAAGCATTTTGATAATTTTTTGGAATATATTAAGATGAATCATTTCATCACGAGCAATCAATTTGAAGATATTTGATGAACCAGGGAACAACTTGGTTGGCTGTTCACTAAATGACCAGTTTGTAACAAATGTACTAAAGAATCTGATACCCTCAAACATATTCAACACAATGGCAGATTTATATATTGCCTTTTTAACATCAGTCTCCGTGATCTCAGGAAATGGCTTATCTAATCCATTATCGGTACATGTTTTATTTGCATCCATCTTATCAAATACTGCGGTAGCACTATCAAAACTTGCCAAAATCGAGGTTGCACGTTTTTGAACTTGTTCATCATGTATAATATTATCAATAAATACATCAACATCATTGTAAATTGCACGAACCATTTCAGTATATGATTCAGAATTACCAGTAACAGCCACCTTACCGTTGAGTCTAGTAATGATGTATGAGCTTGGAACAGTTACACAATATATATTGCCTTCGTAATGTGCCTTAGTTTTCTGAACTGTTCTGCCGGTTACATAATCCCGATCAACAATTGATACTTGGTAATAATCTTTACTTCGTTCCCCTAGATCCTCACCATTAAACCCAGTGGTTTTTGATTTATATATGGTTGATCGCTTACCACACAATACTATAATAGCATGAACTTTATTAACAGCATCAACATTAGTATTATTATAAACTTTAGTTCCTTCTTTTCTAACACACCCATCCCACAACACAAGGTTATCTAAAAATTCACTACACCATCTATGCGACACATGTTCCAAGTTAACCCATTCAAAGGTTTTATCAATATCAAAATCAATCCAAACATAAAAATCGGTATACCCCTCTTTGGTATTATTTTCATTCACTGTGTGTCTAAACCCATGCAATAATTCCCGAAGTTGTTCCTTTTTTCTTGATTTCTTAAAATGAAATCTAATACAAGTTCCATCTTTCGTAATATTTCCACCATTTACCAATGTTCCATCTGCTTGGTAGGCAATTGCCATCTTCTCATTTGGAGTTAGATAATGAGTTGACCCAACCTTATATCCAGATACAGGCAATTTATGATTAGTAACTGACGTGTCTTCTGCAAATTCCACACGTAATGCATCATCATTATACCTATCAAAATATAAAATTCTATGATTTGGGGTAACCTGTTGTAAATAGTGTCCTTGTTCAAATGTATACATGTCCCCAGAATATTCAGATTGAATAATATCAAGCGGCGGAGTAAATGTTATAGAACCATCTTCTTCATAATTAGCAACTTTGGTATCATTATCTACATCTCTAAAGTCTTTAAATCCTTCCGCAGTCAAAACCTCAGTGCCCTCCACACAACAATGCAATAATTCGTTATTCTGATGATTGGTGATATACAATTCCCATTCGGGATTATTTGATATACCACCATTATTAAATAGTTGCAATGGTGCTCTACCTGCACAACTATCCAATGTGATTGCAAACTTCAACCCAGCTTCATAGATATGCTGCCCAGCCTCGTCTAAACTATCAAAATCTCGCTTTTCATTTGATAAATCAATTTCAAATTTTGACCAATTGCCAATCGTTCGCATCTCTTCTGCATAATCCATTATCCAGGGGTATTTCGGATCATGAAATGTTTGAATATTTCTATTGCAACTATTCTCACCTAAAAATAAATTTGTATTTTTTGATACTACTGTGTCACCTAAATTAAAAATTTTACAACTCATGTTATTCTCCACTATTTAATGTAAACCAAACTTCCACAATCCCACACCCTATCATACCCATTAACCAACATATTATCATATTCCGACATAGTTGAATCAAACACCCTAACCAACTTGTTCAATTTATGTTTCTGATATTTATTCCTTGACTCTAACTTACTATCCACCAAATATCTATAATTTGGTGGCGATTCATGACTTTTCTTCATTCCTACGGCATCATATCCTTTGCCATCAGAATATCGTCTATCCGCATAACTAACCATATTATCAGGACATCTGGCTAATAATTTACTTAACCCACCAACTACAGTTATCCCTGTTTTAGTAGCACTACGAATCAATTCATATTCAATAGCTTTATCATATCTCGACTTCCCAACAATAACCATTTGCATCAATTCATCATTATAGTACAACCCCAACTTAATACCACCGCCTCGGAATCCACTCAAATGATTCTGCACCATGAAATCCCTACTTTCGTCCATTGAAACCTCACGCACCACACATTTTCTCGCAAACACTCTATGAGTCAACCCCAATTTAGATAAAATCATACTCTTCCAGATATTTTGCTTGATTGGATCATTCCATTCATTTTCGTAAATATGAAGAAGCTGAATTCCTCTCTCCTCACATCCTCTAGTTTTTGCCAAATGGTATGTTCTATCTTTGCCTTTCCCCTCTGTATGCCAATATATACCATTATATTCTATTGCTAATTTGTACTCTGGCAAAAATATATCAAGTTCCTTGCCACCCAAACATGTCCTATCATTATGCAATACTGGATGAAAAATATGTTCTTTAAGAAACTCAATAATTTCAATCTCCGCAATAGAATTCATGTACCGTAAATCTACACCTGCCCGGTTTAAATGAACAATAACATTGGATTGCGAAACACCCAATATTTGCGAAACCATTGCACAATTCGTATGCTTATTATATAACTCTATCGCTTCATCTATATCAAATAATGTAGGCAAATGATCAAAACTATCTCTATATTTCTTACTCTTGGTGAAAAATTCACTCCCGTATCTATCCAAACATGTTTCTTTTGCTTTCTGTTTGAACTCTTCTGTTTGTGTATATGATTCACTCCCGTATCTATCTAAGCAAGTTTCTTTTGCTTTCTGTTTAACTATCGGACTCTGTGATGTTGCACCATACCCATATTTTGTAATATTTGTATTTTTAACACGGGTTTTAAACTCTTCTGTTTGTGTGTATGACTCATTTCCATATCTATCTAAGCAAGTTTCTTTTGCCTGTTTCCTATTGTTATAGTGTATATCACCATACAACAGTTCTTTGGTTTCTCTCTGTTTATCTTTCGTGTAATATGTCCCACAGGATAATGAACAAAACTCATAAAAATTTTTAGTATGATCATTCCAATTAGTAATATCATTTCCACACTTGCATTTGGGGAATCTATCAATATTTTTTAATATCATATGGACACGCATATAAAACTTCACATCACCAAGAAACGAGGTCGAATTAACAATAACATCATAATACTCTATAAGACCATGATTAGTAAACCAATCAAGGTGTGTTCTCTTCGGATTTAATGTTCCACTTTTAGTAAGTAATGTATTATTAATAAATGTTGTTAAATTGCACATCCACCCGACCCACACCCAGACACAACTGTATCTGATTTATTTTCTTTATCCCTTGTGCGAATATAATACAAACTCTTTAACGAATACTTGTATGCTGTCAAAATATCACGCTTAACACGGTTCGAATCCAACACCCTATTTGGAATTTTAGTTAAGTCGTACCATTGGTTAACACTAATCCCTTGGTCAATAAATTTATTGATGACAGCAATCAATTTCAAGTATTCACTAGAATCATTATTCGGCATCTCCCATGCTTTCATATAGTATTTCTCTTTTTCGAAATCTGGTACCAACGATTTTACTGTATAACTAGCACTCTCAAATGTATCAGTAATTGATTGTATTGGATCTACCCCTTGGGTGCTATTACTGACCAGGCTTGAACTTGCGGTTGGCGGAATTGCTGATAAAGCTGTGTTTCTTATACCATATTTCAGTAAATCTTTTCGTAAACCTTCCCAATCACATAACAGATTATTAGCAATCAAACTATCTATATTTTTATTGTATGTGTCAATTGGCAAAACACCATCAGAATACAAAGACTGTTTATAGTATTCACACGGACCTCTTTCTTTTGCTAAACTAACCGATGCCTTAATTAACCCATATTGGAAACGTTCTGCCCAGCGATGTGTTAATTCTTTCGCTTTTTGTGTTCCCAACCGTGCTTCATGTTTCGCTAAAAAATGGGCAAAATCAGAAATACCAATACCCAAGAAACGATACCCTTTGGTCGGATATTTAGTTGCATCCATTGGATAATCCTGTATATCAATCAAATTATCAAGAAATCTCACCATTAAACTGGTTAAGGTATCTATCCTAGTAATATTTGTCAATTTACCAAAATTCACACATCCAAGGATACATAATGATATCATACCATCATTCAAATCATAATCTGTGATGTTTTCAAAGTCAGTTTGTTTAAGACCATCAAATTTCATAGCCCTAGTTGGAAGGAATATTTCGGAGCAATTATGAACTAGTATACCATTGGCATAAAAGTTATGTGTCTCCTCAACTGTAATATCATATACCGGAATTTGTTTGTTTAGTTTTCTAATTTTTAGCATTGTTCTCTTTCCTTGGTGAATACTACATTACCACAATCCCACAATCTCCTGTATGAATTGTTAAACATGTTTTGACTTTCTGTTAAATTCGCATCGTAATCTTCCAATAATGCGACCAACTTATGTTTTTGATACTTGTTTCTACTTTCTAACCGCACTTGGTTTTTTGCAATATAGAAGTAATTAGGCAAACTGTTGCCCATATTATTAAATCCCAGCTTTGTGTATAAATCTCCACGACTCCATCTTCTATTGGCGTATGTTATTATACTATATTGCTTCATCTTAGTCAACAACTTTGATGCTCCACCAACCACATGCACACCCTTCATAGAACAGTAGCGAATTAATTCATAATCGTATTTCTTGTTAAACCGTGGTTTTGAGAATGTCATTACCGCTACGATAGTATCATCATATTCTAATCCATACGAAATACTTGTCCCAATGCCACCTTGTAAATGATTATCATCGCAGAAATTCCTTGCGACCAACGATGTTATCTTAACAGCGTTGGTTTTACGCCCATATATTGTTGTATTCTTCCCTAATTTACCATTTATCACCGACTTCCATATTTCTTGTTTTGTGGGATTTTCCCATTCATTGCTAAAAATGTGCAACAAATGTATACTTTGGCGTTCACATTCTACCGTTTTGCGTAAATGCATTGATTTATCTTCAATCATCGCATTGTTTGGAAATGTTTTACCAAAACTATGCCAAACAATACCATTGTATTCGATTGCTAACTTGTTATCTGGTAAATATATATCTAATTCTTTCCCATCCAATATTGTCCGATCATTCCGAACTAGGTTATGTCCTTGTAAGAATTCAACTAGTTCCCTCTCAGCCGAACTAGAATTTGTTATTTTTATTCCATGCTTTCTTAGATATACTGACACCGTTGAGTGTGCTACTCCGATGATACTTGCAATTTTGGTTGCACTTTCGTACTCACCGTAAAGTTTCTCCAATACATTCTTATTTTCTAATATATCATAGGTAGTTGAATCTGTCCGCGACCGCCATACATTACTATCACCATAACGTTTTATATTCGTCTCGGTGCGTTTCTTTTTAACATCTGCAGATTTTGCTGAACATTGCAAAGAACAATATGTTGGATAGCCCAGCTTAAATGTTACTATTTTGTGTAGTCTGACACCACAATGGTGACAAACAGCACCATCGATCCCGTGGTATACATTATAACATTCCGTTGCAGAAACATCATATAGGCACATTTTACCTTGTGATAACTTTCCGTTCGGCAATATAAATTCAGTCGCTATTAGTTCTTTCGTAATTGAATGACTCTTATTCTTGTTTATGATGACCTGTTTGCTACATCGAGAAGAACATGTTGCCCGAAATCCTTTCCTAAAACTAACAAACCGGGTATAATCACCACACAATTCACATTTCCCCTTTTCTGCCATCTCATGGAATACCATATATAGCTCCATTGGTGTGGATTCTATTCCAAACCGCTTCATATTCACAGGGCTAAGTCTACCATCAACTGTTAGTAAATTATCATCAATGAACTTCTTAGTTAATATGCAATTCATCGCTTTCAACAAGATCACTGGCTTTCACATACCCATTATTCTTAGTATATACCATATGATCGCCAGTACAGACTAGTCGTTGTCCAGTAGCCTCATCCTCAATTTCAAAAACGTCCGCCAATTTATGTGTTTGCGCAAATGCCGTTATTTGTCGATACTCATCTTCTTCATTGGTTATATTATAACTTAATACTTCAATATTATTATATTCCTGTTCTGTTATGTTATCCAACTGATCAATTCGAATTGTCTCATTAACGATATTATTGAGTGCATTGGTATACCGTACAGAAATCATTGTGTCTCCTGCCACACACAAATTAGTTTGGGTAATTCGTTCCTTAAACATCCCCTGTTTATTAATATTATCAATAAAATGAATGTATATTCTTCCAGTTCCCACTCTCTCTTTAACGAGTTTATCAAATATCTCTTTTGCTGGGAATACTTCTTTTCGAATTCCACGCTTTTTCTCATACATCACATACGCTTCATCAAACTTATCAGTATCACCATAGAATTCAAATAGATCTGGAACTTCTTCCGCACTAAACAGGGTAAAGTTTTCCTTTTTTAAGACACGATCAATAAAAATAGATGTCAAACCAATACTATAATCAATAAACCTTGCCCTGGTGGTATTACTCCCTTGGTTATTTTTGTACTCCAGAATGTCCATGATTTCAAAGTTAAATATAGGATAATTGACTACAGTAGCACCCGATCGTAATGCATTCTGTGTAAATTGTTTTGATGTCGCTTCGATTGATTTCAGTATAGGCAATGCACCAGTATGTTTTACTGTATTATTTTTTACGGGTGCAAGAATAGAACGCACATTCCCCATATCAATACCAATTCCAGCGCGTTGTGAAGTCATCAGTGATAATGCATACTCTGTGCTAAGAATACTCTCAGTAGAGTCTCCCATCTTGATCTTACAACAGGAACTAAACATTTTTAATTGAGTTCTTACACCAGAAATGATTGGAGTTGGTAATGAAATTTCATCATTTTTTAATGCAGTATAGAACTCTATAATAAGTTTTCTTCTATTTTTCTCGGTTGCAAAAATGACCATTGGAATTATCATGAATGTTTCTTGTGGCATCTCCAATAGAATATCAGTTTTGGAATCTTTAATTAAATATTTTGATTCCATTTGAACAATTGATGCATATCCACGATTAAAATTATTATCATAATCTAAGAAATCACCAAAATCACTTATTTCGGCTTCTGTATAATTCTCTAGTAATTCTGGGCTATACAATCCAGAATTAACATTCTTTGTAATATATTCTAAAAATGGTGGTATTTTTCCACTTCCCCCATATACTTGCCTGCGCATATCAGTTACTAATAATCGACCAGCAAAGATATCATAATCTGGGGTATCCACGGAGATCATTTCTGCGGCTGATTTAATCAAGGTGTGCTGAATATCAACTGTCTTGATTTTATTGACAATCTTAATTTCTGCTTTGATTGCTGTGTCAGAAACCGACACATTTAATCCATCGGAACACCACTCCAACATCCTATGGATTTTGTCATAATTTAATAACTCAAGACTTCCATCACGCTTTTTTACATAAATTTCATTAACTGTTGTCATCGATCACCTTCATTATTAGATTGTCCTATATTTACCATTCTAACAGAAACGCCACCGTTTTTCAAGTTATAAAAATTATAAATAACTCACTGAATAGCTAATTGACCCATTTTTACCATTATTCGTTGATGTATAGTTTACGGTAACACTATTGTCAGTTTGGGTTGCAGTTAATGCGATACCAGTCGGTGAGTTTTCCCACCCATCATCAACGAACATCATATCACCTGATCCATTTAATCCAGCAGTAATTTTTAATGTGCCCGACTTAACCGCATCACCACGGGTTATTAAATAATCAACCTTAAACGACTTTGAATTCAAGAATGAAATAGTCATCAACTGATTAGAGGAATTATCATTCAATTGGTAACTTTTCCCGTTCTCACGGTAATATGTGCCTATTTGCATCGGATGGGCTAAATCGGATGGGCTATAATCAGAGGTGCCATAATTCACGTTAGTTCTTGGGTATAACCCGCTATCCGAATCAGGTCGTTGAAACATATCACCATAACTAATATTATCATAATCATTAAAATCAACAATAGAGGCACTTGGATTACCAATATCTTGAAACCCATTGGCAATATCATAGAATATATTAAATGCACTAATATTTAATTTACAATCACCAACTTCTACCCCTTGTGCGAATATATTATCAAACATATTTTGCACGATCCTAACACCAGTGGGCCCACCATTTACCGGAGTTATACCCAATGCGACACCTTTGTATAAAGTATCAAATTTGGAGTTAGATATAGTTATTCCACGGCAAGCATCATTGATGTGGACCCCGTATGTGCAATTGGTGATCGTACATTTATCTAATGTGATAAGATTGGATATAATGGCATTTGTGCTCTTTACACGCACTGCAGCAACATCATCAGTTGCATTGTTTAAATCAGTGATTGATAAGTTGCCTTTAAGGGTTACGCTATCAAAATAACTCTCAGTGACATCTTCAAAATACACCAAATCTACATTAACTAACGATTC